ACTTTATCCAAATTCATTTAAAAATTTTTAAAATTTTTTTTGAGGTCACTATACCTAATGAAAACGTTTTTACCAACATTAACAGTCTAAGTCTTAGCCATAGCTAGATATATTAGGATCCCTTTTTGCGTTTAGGGGGGGTCGGTGTTCCATGTTCTTTGGTTTTTGGCTTTTGCTTAGGATCCATTGACCAAGAAACACGGATCATTATTACTAGTGATAATAAACGAATATCATTACCAATCACAACGAATTAAAAACTTTCTTTATATCTCCATATCCTTGAGCCAATGCCCTTGATTTAAAACCCACGTTTAAAAGTTCATGGATCTTGGAACCCTCAAAAAGTTTAGGCGACCTCTGACTTTGCCCTTTGACAAGGATGAAACTATTCTTCGGATGTTTAAAATGGAATGCGATTTGATGAGGTGAGAAGGTTATCTTGTTACCTCTTGCAACTTTCAACTCTACTGTAAAAAAGGTGCAATTAACATTATACCCCAATAGATCAGCAACCCCAAGAAGGACAGAATTTTCAAGTCTAATCCAACTAATTTCAGATATATTCTTTTTGATTTCGTTATAAAATTTACTTTCATTCTTCATTAATATTTAAAGTAACACTTACATTCAAAAAGAAACAATTTCAAGTTGAAAACACAACATATTGTGTCTGAGCTGGAGGACCTACCATATGTAGTAAATTCAAGAGCTATCGAAAATTATTCAATTATTGACTTGATTACTCTTTATTATCCTATAATCTCCTTGATATGAATAATATAAAAAACAAAAAGGAGAAGATAAAATGGATATAGAAGATAAACTTAAAAAACTAATTGAGGAACAAAAAGAAAAAAGTTTTACAGATCCAAGCCAAGCAAGTGATTGTGATGTTTTGGGAATAATGATTTCTCAATATTTAAAATGGGATGGAAATGAAATTTTCAAAACTTGTTACAATGCTTTTGAAGATGCAAACTATCATTCTTTAAATGAAAAATTTGAAGAGTTATTTAAGAAAATGAACCACGAATTAAGTTATAAATTCGATATTGAAATTAAACTTATTGAAAAAGAAGTTAAAAAAAGGGCATAGATCGAAACCCCCTCAAGGGGGTCTTGGGGTTAATCCTCAACTGATGAGATCAGAAACAAAACGAAAGAAGGAACAATGAATATAAAAGAACTAATAAAAAATAATAAGTATATCTGTAATTCAGATAATAAAAATTATATGGAAATTACAGAATTCAAAGACAATAAAATTTCTATATGTCCTCAAGGTGGGGGATTTGTTAAATCGATAGATATAGACAATCAAAATTTCATTGATGATGTAAAGAATGAAAAAATTAAATTTACCAACGATATGCCAATGGAATGGAAAAAGGTAAAATTATTTCATGATCATTGGATTTCAGACAATAATGAAATTGAGCATTATATCGAAGGATATGTGACTAATCATAAATGGAATGGATGGTCAATTCCTATGGTTGAAATTGATCAAATTGAGAAATTTAATAAAATCCAAAAAAAGACTTTGGACAGTCAATCATCATCTATTTTTAAAGTTATAAATAAAAATAATATAATGATAAGAATGTTTGATGAAGATGAGTGGATTACAATTGAAAAATCTGAATTTGAAGTAAATGGTAAAACAATCAAAGCTTTTGATGTGTCACTTGGTTGGACTTGGTCAGAAGAAGAAATAAACTAATAGAAAGGAAAAAATGCATTTAATAGATAAAATATTAAATAATCCTAAAGAGATGAAAAGAATTGAAATAAGTTCATTAAATCAAAAGTTAGGATATTGGAAAAATCAAGAAAAGAAGGCGAAGAAGTATGTAAAAAAATATGAAGAAGAAATAAAAAAAATAGAAAGGATAAAATAAAATGGATAAGTCAATAACAATAGCAAACGACAATGATGAAAAAATGTATCTTTGCACTTGGAATGATGGCGACATAGTGCAAGTTCACACGGAAAAGACATTAAGAACAGAGTATGAAGGAACCAATTTATTTGATGAGGAAAAAGATCCATTAGTTAATGACTCAATGTTTAATTGGTGCACTTTGATACCAACTAAAGCATATGATAAAGCAAAATCTTTGGATGAGGTTTTCAAAAAGTTCAATGATGAAGAAAACTATTCTTTTGTTGGTTACACATGGCAATTGGATAATTGTAAAATAGAAAGGATAAAATAATGAGTACATACTACAGACCAACAGAACCAATACCTTTGGCTAAAATTAAAAAGCTTGAAGATATAAAAGTTATTTTTGACAAAAAGCAAGATACAGAAATACTTTTTGATGGAACTAACTATCTTCATTTTGCTTGTGATAAAAATAAAAATGTTATTGATATTTTTAGATATGGCAGAAATGACGAAACCAATATTTTAGAAGCTTTAGAAAAAGAGTTTGAAGTTTCTATGATTGATGAACATGATGAAGAATACCAAAACTTTCAAAGTGATGACACAAATGTTGTTACGATAACTATGGGAGATAAGTAATGAACACATATATAGTTACAAGATGGGAGAAAGTAAAATCTCAACAAGTAATACAAGCTAAATCAGAAAAACAAGCATTGAAACAAATAGAAAAAGAAGGTTTTGATGAAAGCATGGATGAGGTTGTTTCTTCGGAGATTGAAATAGAAAAAGAAAGTTATGCAAAGTGGAACCAAAAGGAGCAAAGATATGAAACTAACTAAAAAAGAAAAAGACTTTTTAACTAATTGGTTATTGGATGATGTGGATATTGCACAAAAAAATTATGATGGTTCATCTAAAACTATTATTAAAATGTTATTATCAATAATAAAAAAACTAACGGAGGGTAAATAATGGAATGGTGGTATATACCAATGATTTTGGGTGTAGGTGGTTTTGTATGCCTATTAATGATAATTATAGTTCATTTAATTGAGGATCTGTAGTGAAGAAAATTATTGATTTTACTATTAATAGGACTATAAAGGACTTAGAATGAAAAAAAACTTACCAACTCAAGATAATGTAAAATGGCTCATGGAACAGACCTTGAGAAATATTTTGAGTTGTGTGGGTGGAGTGTATCATACTAAATATAAATTAAAGTTAGAAAGGAAAAAGAAAAATGGAACCAATAACAATAACACTTAAAAGAGCAGTTTTCATAATCAAGCAACATGGAAACTTAGATGAGTTAGAAGACTTTTTTAAAACGTTAGGAAGAAAAAAAGTTTACAAAACAAAAGATGTAAAAAGTTGGTTGGGGTATTAAAATGAACATATTAGACTTAATTGGGATAATTATTTTATTCTTGTTTGTGGTGGTTGGAACTATTGTGTTTATAATATCTAGTATTGCGACTAAAAAAGTTAGTAAAGAATTTTCTAAATTTATGGAGGAAGATGAAAATAAACCATAAGGAAGTTAAAAAATTAAAATCCTTTTGTGGTGTAGAGTTGAAAGGAAATGAAACTTTTGATGAATTAATAGAGATTGAAAAGAAAGAAGAAAAGAAAAATTCAATAAAAGGAACAATTATTTGTAAAGCTAAGGATTGTAATAATTACTTATACAAAAATCATAGCCAATCAAACAAAGAATATTGTTTCGATTGTTATTAGAAAGGAGGTAAGAAAGATGGAAAAAGATAAATTAGATTTAATTAAAAAAATAATTACTTTAGTTGACACCAAAGAAGGTCTTAAAAAAATAGATGATACAACTATGCAAGTTTTAAGAACTCAATGGAGTAAGGATGAAAAAGACAAAGCAGAGTTTGAAAAATGGAGAGAAGACAAAAATAACATAGATTATGTTGTTGATGGTGTTAAGAGACTCTAAATCTTAAAATGAATATGGGGGCGTGGTAGTGAAAGATATCATGCCCCTAGTAATCTTTAATGTAGCCTTGAGGTAATATTAATTTTTCCTCTGTATTAGGTTTTAAAACTACCCTTATTGATGTGTCTTTTGGGTTATTGCTTTCATGCACTTCAATTCTTTTAATTTCTTCTAAATGGCCTTTAGAAGTCATGATGTAAATTCTAGCATTACTTACTGCGTTTCCCTTCATACCATTAGATCCTTCAGTAAATTTATCTAAATATTCTTGTAAATGTTTAACAAACATTAGTTAATTCCTTTGTATACTTTCATTCTTGACTTTATAGGAGAGTTACCCTAAATTGTCAACTTATGGGCGTACCAAAGAGATTGACTGAAATGCAACAAAGATTTGCGGAATTCCTGGTTTTTGGTGATGAAAATGGTCCCGTCACAAAAACTGAAGCAGCACTTCGAGCTGGTTATTCTCCAAAAAGAGCTAGACAAGAAGGTTCAGAACTCACTAACCCAAGATTGTCCCCACTCGTAGTGAAACATATTGGAGAGTTAAAAGAAGAAAGATTAAGAAAACATGAAGTGACTTATGAAGGTCATGTTGCAGAACTCGCAAGATTACGAGAGGCAGCACTAAAGAAAGGGTCGTTTTCATCCGCAGTTAATGCTGAAGCCAATAGAGGAAAAGCTGCAGGATTGTATATCGATAGAAAAATAATTAAAACTGGGAAATTAGAAGATCTATCAGAAAAAGAACTAGAAAATAAAATGAAACAAATTTTAGAAGATTACGAACCAATTCTTAATGCAAAACAAATAGAGGGTGAAGTTATATCTTCTGAATCTTCTTCACCCATTGACGAGGAATCATAGTTCGATCTCCAAAATTAATACCATCTTCATCTTTGTCGTATGATGCAAATAATTTTATAGAAATTTTATCTTTAGAATATAACCAACCTTCATTAATTGGTTTAGCCAAGCTCATTTTGTTAAATTCTTTTTCACTAGCCCAGCCAGAATCACTTACGCAATCGACCCACTCCACTCTGACCTTTTGAAAAGG